CTAGACACTTCAACATATTAATTTTAATATTAATTTGTGGTCATCAAGCCTCATCAATTATTGGTGGGGCTTTTTCTTTACGCTACAATAAAACTAAATTACCTTTTGGATCGTGGCAGCTACTATAACAGCAACATTATCAAGTGCTACTGCAAATAGCTATGTCACATTGGCAGAAGCTAATACTTATTTTGAAACTGTACCAGATTCAAGCACTTGGACAAATAAAACTGATGATCAAAAAAACAGAGCATTAATAGCTGCTACAAGATGGATTGATACTTTGGTTTATTATGGAGATAGATGTGACAATGGACAAGCACTTAAGTTTCCTAGAAATAACTATAAAGTTGATGATGTTGAACTAGCTTGTACAAGTATTCCAAATAATATTAAATATGCACAGTATGAATTAGCTAGGGCTTTAGCAAATGATACTGGTGCTATTACTGGTACTACTGGTAAAGATGGTAATTTTTCTGAAGTTAAACTAGGAGATATACAGGTCAAATATAATACTGATAGTCAGGGTACTGGTTCTATTAATAATATTTTAGATGTTTACCCATGGTTACAAAGTTATCTTGGAGCATATATGCTAGGTGGAGCAGGAAGTTTTCAAATGAGGGTGGTTAGAGGATAATGGCAGGTCAATTAGATTCAGCATTTAAGCAGATTGCGAAACAGGTTGTAGCTGATCTGGGATCTTCTTTTGATTCTTCCATTGTTTACACAAAAAAAACATCGGGTAGTTATAACACAAGCACAGGAGTATTTACTACAACTGATACGACTTATAGCATAAAAGCACCTGTGGAATTTATCAGATCTACTGAAACTGATGGCAGAGAAAGAAGAGAGGCAAAGATATACATTACACCTGATTTAATAGGAGATAATCAACCAACTTTTGATGATGAGGTTACAATAACTTATGCTGGATCTACCAGAGTCGGACAGATAATTAATATAGATACAAAACAAGGTGGACAAACCTATTTGTTTATTTTATTAGTGAGGTTCTAATGGCTAAACCTAGAGATGTTGGTAATGCAGGATCAGATTTAACAGCTAATTTAGAACAAGACTTGAATGATTTTGTAAGAGCTACGATACTTGAACTTTCATCAGAAGATGATCCAGTAAGTCCTATTGATACTGGTTTTTTTGCTTCTAGTTGGACAGCCAGCACACAAAGACCTAGGCCAGACCAAGAAAGAGAAGATTTTGCTCCGTGGAGTAATATTGAACCAACTTATGAAGGTAGACCATCTCCAGGTGCAGTAGTTTTTCCAAGATTTTTGGATAAAATAAAATTTGATTTTAAAATTTATTCTAAAGTTTATATTGGAAATAGATCACAATATGCTGCCAGTGCTTTAGGTTCAAGAAGAAGTAAAATTCCTCAATTTATTCAAGGAGAGTTAAGACCTCTTGTTAATGCAATATTTACTGAAAAAAGACCTAAAATTGATATTGCAAGTAGAAGATTCAAAGGTGGTCAAGGTGGTATTGGACCATTTGCTGATCCAGAAAGAGAATTTGTTGATTACACTAATCTATGACTTTAGTTAACACCAGAGCAGCTTTTGAAAAAGCAGTAACAGATGCGGTTGCAAACGTAGATCCAACTGTAGAAATGATTTATGACAATATGGTTTATAAGACACCTGGTAAAACTAAGAAATATATAATTATGTCAATAGATTTTGGGCAAGCGACATCTCAAACACAGGGAGCATCTCAAGATTTTTATTCTGGTGTTATTCAATGTAATGTTTATGTTCCGAGAGGAAAAGGTACTTCTGTATTGTCTACTTTAGGCGAAGCTGTTATTGATGGACTTACTTCTGTTAATGCTTCTAACTATACTGATACATTTAGTTGTAAGCCTAGAGTTTTAGATATTGTTGGCCCTGCACCTATTGTTTTAGATGATTCTGCACACTTTCTTGGCTTAATATCTTGCCAATTCACAGCAAATGCGTAGTATAGTAATGTAATATTACTTTTATATATGACTAGAGCAGTTGATCTGTTAAGAAACAAGTTTGGTGTTTCTCAACTTTATAAACATGATATTAAACAAGATGATGAAATTGTTATTACTGTTTATTGGCATCCATTAACTATTGCTGAAAGAGAATCAATACAGAAAAAAAGCAATTCTGATGATGTAAACGATTATGCTTTGCAAATGATGATTGAAAAATCATTAGATAAAGATGGTGGTAGACTTTTTCAAGATGGAGATAAAGCATCACTAAGAAGAGAAGTTGAAGCATCTGTGCTTGAAGAAATACAATTAGCAATGGTAAATGCTGGTGCTGATAAGGAGGTAAAAGAGGCTAAAGCCGATTTAAAAAGCTAATAAAGATTGGCAATTTTTATTTTCTTTAGCAAAGACATTACATAAAACTGTAGCTGAATTATGTGAGACTTTGACTATTGAAGAGATGATAGGTTGGGCTGCTTATAACGAAATTGAAAATGAAGAATATAAAAAACAACAGGAACAAGCACAAAGAGCTAGTGCTTTACGAGGCAAAAGAAGGTAATATGGAGAAAATGTTTTAATTTTTATAGAAAGTGGCTAATTATAATGTTGATATTGCTGTTGCTATAAAAAACGCTGAAAAGCTAAATAAATTTAATAAACAAATTAAAGATGTTGCAAGTAATATTAAAAGTGCAAATGCTTTTTTAGAGGCTTTTTCAAAAACAGCAAAATTAGCTTCTGGTGCGTTTGATGGAGCTAATGGATTAGTAAGAAATGTTGATAATTTACAAAAGAATCTTGGTTTAGCAAAAACTAATTTAAAAAATGTAGCTCTAGGAACAAAAGAAGCAACTATAGCAGCATATCAATTTGTCAAAGCACAGGAACAATTAAATAAAGGTTTACAGGAAGAATTAGCACTTATAAAAGAAGTAGAGAAAGGCAGACGTTTTACTAGGTTTGCTAAAGCTGGTATTAGAGAAACACCAAATGCTTACTCTAGTCCTATTGGTCCAGGTCAGGCATCAAGTGTTTTAGGAGGTCAAAGTGTTCCTGTTGCTGGAAAAATAGAAAGAACTTTGGCTTTAAGACGAGATGAGATTAGATTACAAGAGGCATTATTAGCTTTAGAATTAAAATCAGCAGAGGCAGAAAATCAAAAATTACAAATAAGAGGTGAACTAAATCGTCAAACCGCAGCAGCAGTTAACAATGCAAGATTTATAGGGCAATCAAGTCCATTAACATCTCCTGTTTTCCCTGGATATAGTGGGCCAATCGGACCTGGACAGGCATCTGGTTTATTTTCTGGTGGTGCTTTTAGAGAAAGGCTTATGTCTAATCTAAGTGCAAGTCAAGCATCAAGAGAGGCTTCTGCATTTGGTATTAGACCAGGAACTCAATATGACAGACCTATAGGACCTGCTTTTAGTGCTGTGATGAAATCACAGTTAAGGCATCAAAAGAAAATTGATAAAAATACAGGTAAAACTGCACAATTATTAAGTGCATCAAATAATAGAGCAGTCTTTGGAGATCCAAACCAGTTTGCAACTCCAATAGGTCCACAACCAGCAACACCTTCATTTTTTAATCGAATGGGGTTTGGAAGAAGAGCTAATCCTCAAGGACCTTTTGCAAATAGTCGAGGCAGAGCAGGAAGAATATCGGGATCTCTTTCTAGTGGTCTTATTGGTGGAGGTTTCCCTTTACTTTTTGGTCAAGGTGGTTTAGCTGCTGCTGGTGGTGGTATTGGTGGTTTAGCTGGCGGTGCTCTAGGTGGAGGGTTTGGTTTTGGACTTTCTATTGCTGGTACTGCAATCGCTTCAAGAATACAAGAAACTATTGATTTTAGAAAATCTATTGAAGATTTAAATAGATCAATAGCTGCAACTGGAGGTCAATCTCGTTTTACAGCAGGACAGGTTAATGAATTTGCTAAATCAATGAAAATGACTAAAGAGGAAGCATTAGAAGCACTTAAAGCATTTGAACAATTTGGTGCTGCTGCTCGTATTTCTTTAATAAAAGTATTTGGTAATGAAGCTACTTTCAATATGCTTGCCAATTTAAAAGATAATGCTTCGATATTAAATAGAATGGATGAAATAACAAAAAGTTTAGGTTTTGAACAGGCAGGACTTGTATTACAAATTCTTGATACACAGGGAGCAAGAGCAGCAGAAAATAAAATTTTAGAACTTACTGTAAAAAAGAATAAAGAATTAAATATGCAAATTAAAGAAAGAGTGGGAGCAGAGGGTCGTTTGAGAAAAATAAGAAAAGAACAAAGAGCAGAAGAAGAGTTAAGAGTTCAACAAGAAATTAATAATGCAAGAACTATTTTAGAATTACAAACAAGAAGATTAGAACAACAAGAAAGACTAGCAATAATAAAAGCACCTATTGATGAAATGGAAAAATTATCAGATGTTCTTTTTCAAGTTGATGCTCTTGGTAAAAGTATTGGAAATAGTTTTTCTGAATCATTTAAGGGAATTGTTAGTGGTTCCATGACAGCACAACAGGCATTAAGAAATCTTTTTCAACGTACAGCAGATCATTTCTTAGATATGGCTGCACAGATGTTAGCTGCACAGATAAGATCAGGAATTTTTGGTATATTTAAAAGTTTTATGGGTCTTGGTCCATTAGGAAATCCTTTGTCAAGAGCTACTAATACAAGTGTTGCTGCTACAGGTATTCCTAGTGGCGATTTATTATTACCAGGATCTTTTGGAATATCTAGTATAGATAGATCAATGCCTAATGTTCGAGGGTCAGGAATGTTTGGTAGAAGAGCTAATGGTGGGCCTGTAATGAGGGGTGGTAGTTATTTAGTAGGAGAACGAGGGCCTGAGATGTTTAGTCCAGGTGTATCAGGAATGGTTACACCAAATAATGCTCTAGGTGGTACAAATGTAGTGGTAAACGTAGATGCCTCTGGTTCTTCTGTTGAAGGTGATGCAGCAGAATCGGAACAACTTGGTCGTGCAATTTCAGATGCTATACAATTAGAATTAGTTAAGCAACAAAGACCTGGAGGTTTATTATATAGATAATGAGTCAATCTTTTCCTACAGATTCACAAGGCAATGATTTTGTGCCAAAATACTCTTTCACCAAAACAAACGCACCAAAAACTCGTGTTGTTTCTTTCGGAGATGGGTTTGAACAGCGTATAACTTTTGGTATAAATCAAAATCCAAAAACTTTTAATCTAACTTTTGACGTTAATGAAATAGATTCAGATACTATAGAAACATTTTTAGACCTTAGAGCAGTAGACGGAGCAAGCTTTACTTACACTGTTCCTGGTGAATCTTCCATGTCTTTCGTTTGTCTTCAATGGAGAAAACAAATACCTTACTTGAATAGATCCACTATTACTGCAACTTTTAGACAAGTATTTGAACCATAATGCCAGTACCAACCTCAGAATTACAGAAGATTAATCCGAGTGCTGTTATTGAGCTGTTTGTATTACAACTTAATTCAAACCTACATGGAACAAGTACAGGTATTCCAACAGCTAATAACGAAACTAATATTTTCAGATTTCACAATGGAACTGATGCAGTTACTACAGGCGTAAATGCTTTTAATGAAATTCATTGGAATGGTAAAGTTTATGCAAGATTGCCAATAGAAGCTACAGGTTTTGAATATACCTCTAAACAAAATCCAAGACCAACACTTACAGTTAGTAACTTATTTTCAACTATATCAACAATATTGGCGAGTGTTAATACAACAACACCTGGTAATGATTTAACAGGTGCTACTTTAGTGAGAATAAGAACAATGCTGAGATATTTACCAAATGATAATTTTACTGGTAATAATCCATATGGTACACCTGATAATACACAAGAATTTCCAAGAGAAATTTTTACAGTCGCTAGAAAATCTCTTGAAACTAAAAATGTATGTCAATTTGAATTAGCAAATACAGTTGATCAACAAGGAGTAAAATTACCAAAAAGAAGATTTTTACCTGACGAGTTTCCTGGAATTGGAGATTTTTTTGGATAATGTTTTGGCAGGATAAAGCATTACAACACGCTAAAGATCAGTTTCCTAAAGAATCTTGTGGTCTTTTAGTAAATTACAACGGTAAACAAATATATAAAAAGTGCAAAAATCTATCATTAACTGCAACTGAACAATTTATTTTAGATCCAGTTGATTGGGCAGAAATAGAAGATGAATATGGTAAAGAAAATATTATAGGTATAGTGCACTCGCACCCTGATACTGACCCAATACCAAGTGCAGCAGACAATCTAGCAGCAGCAAGAACAAACATACGATGGTGGATCGTTAACCCACAGACAGAAGTTTGGTATGATTTTATGCCAAAAGACTATAAAGAAAGCTTAATTGGTAGGCAATGGATTTGGAATTTAACAGATTGTTGGTCTCTCGTAAGAGAATATTATCAAGCTGAACTAGATATAGTGTTAAAAGATTATGTAAGACCAAAAGATGTTGATGATTTTATTTATAATCCTTTATTTGAAAAGTATTTTGAAGATTGTGGATTTGTTGAAGTTAAAAATATATTGGATATGAAAAAACATGATGCTATATTAATGAACATTTGCGGTGAAGGGTTAAATCATGTCGGAGTGTATGTTGGTGATAATCAAATTTTACATCATATGCAAGGAAGGCTATCATGTAAGCAAGACTACACAGGTTGGTTTCGCAAATGCACAGGGAGGATAGTTAGATATGCAAACCTGTATTCGTGAAATAAAAGTATATGGTGATCTTGCAGATGCTTGTGGCTTTAAATCTTTTAAAGCAGATATAAAAACTGCTGCTGATGCAATTAAATTCCTGATAGGTAACAAGCCAGAGTTAGATCCATATATGTCTTCAAGATATTACAAAATTATTGTTGAAGATAATCCTATAACATTAGAAGAAATACATTATCCTGCAGGTACAGCTCCGATAAAAATTATACCTGTTGTAAGTGGACAGAAAAGAGGTTTAGGACAAATATTATTAGGTGCTGCATTAATTGGATTATCTTTCTTTAGTTTTGGTAGTAGTGTTGGACTTGCACAGGTATTAACAGGTGCAGAAACTTTTGCTGCAGTGGGAGTTTTTCAAAAAGCTGCTTTATATATTGGAGCGAGCTTAGTTTTAAATGGAATTGCAACTATGTTAACTCCCGTTATGGGTGTTAATGATTCTGAAGCCGATCCAGAGAATAGTTTTGCTTTTAGTTCACCTGTCAACGTTTCTAGAGCAGGTATTCCGATTCCTTTGATATATGGTCGTAGAGTGGTTGGATCTGCGGTAATCTCAGCAGGTATAGATATAGTCGAGGTAACATGAGTAATAAGCAAGTAATTATCATTGGAGAAAAAGGTAAAGGTGGTGGTAATAGTAGCCCTACAACAGCAGAAGATTCTCTAAATAGTACAGCCAAAGTAAATATATTAGATGCAATTTCAGAAGGCGAGATAGAAGGCTTTGATACTGCTAGAGAAGAAGGTCATGCACAAGGTAATGCTAATTATCTTAGTGCGATGCAAAAAGATATATTTTTAGATGACACACCAATACTAAGAAAAGAAGCAAATAGCGTTTCACCAGCAACAACAGATTTTAATTTTCAAGGAATATCATTAGCAGAAAGAAGAGGTACAGCAAGTCAAACTGTAATACCAGGATTTGATTCAACCCAGACTGAAACAGCAGTAGGTCATGTTTTCAATCTTAAAGATGAGGTTGCAACTAGAAGTTCTAGTAGTCAAAATGTTGACCAATTAAGAATTACAATTAATATTCCTCAACTACAGGAATTTGAAGATGATGGTGACATTGTAGGTTCGGAAGTTAAATTTTTAGTATTTGTTGCTTTCGATGGTGCGTCTTTTCCAGCAGAAACAGAAGCAAATGCAGATTTAAACATAACGATTACAGGTAGAACAGGCGACTTATATCAGAAAGATTTTTTAATTAATATCAACCATATTAACTACAGCAGTAGTTTTAGTATAAAAATAAAAAGACTTACAGATACAGCAGAAACGAAGGTTATAAATACTTTTGTATGGTTTTCTTTTACAGAAATAATTTGGGATAACAATACTTATGACAACACAGCTTTGTTAGGTCTTTCAGCAAATGCCGATAGTTTTAGCAGCATACCTAAACGTACATTTTTTCTTAGGGGTATAAAAACAAGGATACCTAGTTCTGGTGTTGTAAGTTCTGTTAGTCAAGCTGGAAAAAACGCAGGAAGGATAAATTATAATACAAACTTATGGGACGGATCATTTCAGGCAGCAACTTGGAATACGTGTCCAGCGTGGGCGTTATACGATTTACTTACAGATGACCGCTATGGGCTAAATATTCCAGAATCAGCTTTAGATAAATATTCATTTTTTGCTATTAGCAAATATAACAATGAGTTGGTAAGTGATAGAAGAGTGTCATCAGGCACAATGACAGGTACATGGACGCAAAATGCAAATGAAAAATTTATAACAGTAACTACTGCATTAGTTCATAATTTACAAACAGATGATTTTATTGACATAACATTTACATCTGGTCAGGTAAATTCAGCACCAAGTAATCAAGCATACATAGTACAATTTTTATCTACAACAGTTTTTAGATTACTAAATATTAATACAGCACCGACAACAAACATCTCTGGTGCGTGTTCATTTTTAAGGCAAGGTAATGAAGTTAGATTTGCTCTCAATGCATATATAAACAAATCATATGAAGCATATGACCTAATTAATTTAATATGTTCAAATATGCGTGTGATGCCTTTTTGGAGTGCAGGGCAACTATTTTTAAGTCAAGATAAACCAACGACACCTAGTTATCTATTTACAAATGCTAATGTAATTGAAGGTAACTTTACATATGAAGGATCAGATGTAAAAACTAGATCAACATTAGTTATTGTTAAATATTTCGATAATATTCAAAGAAAAATAAGCTATGTACAGGATCCTCCGAAAGCAAGTGTAGCAAGTGATTCAGCAATACAAAAATATGGAATTGTAGAAAAAAGTATTGAAGGTTTTGGTATTACTTCAGCAGGTCAAGCTTCTCGTTTAGCTCGTTGGGTAAGATTCTCGGAACAAAATCTTACAGAAACAGTTACCTTTGTTGTTTCATTGGATAGTGGTGTAATTGTTAGGCCAGGACAAGTAATAGCAATTAATGACAGTGTAAAAACTGGTGTACGTAGAGGTGGCAGAATTAAGTCTGTGCCTACTAATACAACAAATAAAATAGTCGTAGATGATGCTAGTGCATCTGATTTACCTGCTAATGGTGTTAGCTATACAAGAACATTGAATGTTTTAATGCCTGACGGCAGTGTTTCTTCAAATACTATTTCTGACATTACAGGCTCGACAATAACTGTTTCTGGGCAATTTACTATGGCTGGTGTAAATACAGCACCTAACCCAAATTCAGTTTGGATCATAGAAACATCAGGTGGAACTTCTGCACAAAATATACAAAATTCTCTTTATCGTGTTATATCAGTTACAGAAGAAAATGGTATAAACTACAAAGTTACAGGTCTAACTTACAATGAATCTGCTTATGCTCATGTAGAGGCTGGTGCTGATGTTCAGTATAGAGATGCAACTAATTTAAACGAGTTACCTACCGCACCAACTAGTGTAACAATTACAGAAAGATTATATAAAGAAGTCATAAATCAAAATGGAATAATAAATGCAAACGAAAAAATAACTAATAAGGGTAAGGTAAAAGTGAAACTTATTGTAAATTGGACACAAGTTAAAGGTGTTGTAAATTACAAAGTTTTATTTAGAAAAGATAATGGAAACTTTCAGAGCGTTGTTGTACAAGGTGTTGATTTTGAAATTCCAGATGTTCAAGCTGGTAAATTATATGAATTTAAGGTATTTTCATTAAATGGTGCTAATAATGAATCACCAACTTCTGCTAATGCTACAAGAACTACTGTAGGTAAAACAGATCCACCTTCTAACGTATCGGGCTTAACTGCAACTGTAGATCCTATAGCTGGTGTAATTCTCTCATGGACAGAAAACGCACCAAATCCTGCTGGATTCACTGGAACGGACGTAGAATTTAAAGATTTAGATATTGCTTATTATGAAATACATAAAGTGACTGGCGGCGCTGGCACATCTATAACTGATAGTAATTTTGGCGATTTAGGAGCATCTACTTTTGTAACTAGAGATCAAGCACCTGATACTGTAACTGGTAATTATCCAGCAGCTACAACTTCATATTTTATAAAAGCAAGAGATGATGGTGGTCGTTTCAGCACAACAGCAGCTTCAGTAGTAGCAACAATCAATCTTCCCTCTGTTATTCAAAATGTAACTGTCACCCAAGAAAACGGAATATTACAAATCAGATGGACGAAACCAGCCACACATTCTTTTAACATCAAACACTATAAGATTTCCTACACAACATCTAGTACAACTACTGTTTTTGAAGATACCACTGAATTTAACATACCTATTACTTTTACTGGTAGCTCAAGGACATTTACAATTCTTGCTGTTGATATAGGAGGCAATGAAGGGACTGCACATAATGAAACGGTTACAATACCAATGCCAGCCGCACCACTTAATTTTGATAAAGAATTTACAACAGATTCAGTAAAACTAAAATGGGAAGAAGCTGCACCAGCAAGTCCACTTACACCACCTGTAATCGGTTATAGAATTTATAGAGGTAATAATGTAACAGATGAGATAGCACAAATAAAAGCTACTGAATTTCTTGTGTTGGTTAATAATAATAGCTTTCCAAATAGGGTAAGTACTTATCATGTCGCTGCTGTATTTCTTGATCCTGTAAACTCTACAAAGGGACTTGCTTCAACAAATAGGGCTACAATTACAAATTTAGAAATAATACGTGCACCAGCACCAACAATTACACAATCATTTGAATTAGATTTTCTTATTTTATCTTGGAGTGCTGTTAATGGATCTTTACCGACATTAAATTATGGAATATATGACTTGCCGCCTACTAATGTTGATACATTGATAGAGCAAACTGATACAACTACATTTAAAACAAAAGCTAATTTTCCTATAAATTCATCTAACGGAAAACCAGAAAAACTTTTCAAAATAGCTGGTTTAAGTGCTGCATATCATAATGCTACAGATGCCCTAGTTAAAGAAGTATTTAAAGGTTTAGTTGGCAGTATTACTGCAAGTGTTTCACTTCCAAGTGTGCCTACTTATGTAGGAGGTTCTCAGACTAATAGTATAAATTTAGGTTCTGAAGGTGGTCTTGGTTTTGTTACTATTTCTTTTGTTGCTGGCACTGTAGACCCTGCAACACAACTAGGTTTAAAGGATTTTAGAATTGTTAGAAGTCCATCTTCTACTTTTGCAGGTATAAATTTAAATAATGCAGACACATTAGAAATTTTTACAGATGCTTTAACATTCAAAGAAGAGGTCAGTTGGAGTATTCCTGATAATAGTACTGATACATCAATTTCAAGATATTATTATGTTCAGGCAAGAGACCTATTGAACAATATTGGAAGTGCCTTACAAATAGAAGTAACAATTAATAGACCTTCTACAGTTCCATCTGAAGGTATAAGTGAAGTGATAGATAATAACGTATTACTTAGATGGGGACAGCCACCCGTTAATGCAAATAATCAGTTAAAGATAGATCATTATGAAATAAGAAAACATACTGGAAACAATACAAACTGGTCAACATCAACTGCATTAGGTGGTAGTGGTGAATCTATAACAGACTCAAGATTTAGCGTAATTTTTGAAACTGTTGGAGCGCAATATACATATTTGATCAAAGCATATGATGTTGCTGGTAATTCTAGTCTTTTACCATTAACAACTTTACTTGAAGTAGCAGAACCGCCTGATTTTGTTCTTAATGCAAATTATAATTCAGCATTTAGAACTGCATTAGGGACATATACACAGTCAGGAAATACTGTAGAAGTTACATTGTCTGAACATAGATTTAAAGTGGGTGATTTAGTTACTCTTTTCCCTACCTCTGGAGGTGCTGTAGGTGATTTACTAAATCAAAGACCAGTAACATCTGTTTCTAGTGATCCAGCTTCATTAGCACAGCACAATAAATTTACAGTTAATTCTTTTGTATCAAGAAATGTAAGCACTTCTAATATTACAGTAAAAACTATTACAGGTCTTACAGAACCAGCAGAGGTTGATTCTGTTGGCTTTACGAATTGTTTAAAAGTATTTGATGAAGCACTAAATAGAAATGTAATTTATTTGCCAGTGGTTACAAATTCTGATGGAGTTGGAACACAGACATGGACAGAACATTTTGTAGGTACAGGGTCTAATGCAAGTCCACAGTTTGCGAATATTACTGCAATAATTAACGCAGGATTAACTGAATATTTAGAACCAGCACCGATTGGAAATGCTGGAAAAGGTATATATGAAGAAGTTTTTGATTATGGCACAAACTTAGCATCTACGAAAGTTAACGCATTATCAACAAATTTAGCGGAAGGGACATTGGCTGCATCAGGTCAAAATCCTGTAAATCTGACATCTAAACTACAGATTGCATCTGGTGATTCAGGAGGTAGTTTTGATACAGGTGTGACAGCCAACGGAAACTCTGTTTCAAGATTTGGTGTTGGTTTGCAAAGAGTAAAATATACTACTGAGGCTGTATCTACTGCTGGATCTCTTACGAAAATAACAAATGTTCAGTTTAAATTAGACACAAAAATTAAGAATGATACTGGAACTGGAACCGCAAATGCAAGTGATAGCGGGGGTACTCAAGTAAACTTTAATGTTAGTTTTATAGATGTACAGGGAATAGCAGTAACTCCAAATACAACATCTGCTGTAATAGCTGTTGTTGATTTTCTTGATGCTCCTAATCCTACCTCATTTAAGGTTTTACTATATAATACGAGTGGGACGAGAGTTTCAGGCGATTTTACTTGGCAATGTAGAGGAACTTAATGGCTAATTTTGCAAATCCGACTGTTGGCAGTGCATATACATCTTTTCCTACAGAGATAAGAGATGCAGTTACAGCAGCTTTGCAACAGCTTCACGTAGGAAGCCATACAAATATTCCAACTAATTCTATTAAGTGGGACGCAAGTGATAATAGATGGAAAAAATATAATGGTAGTGCTTTTGTTGATTTAACTTCTACTTATGCTTTTAATGCACAAATAAGTGCAACTCAGTTAAATCTTGGCGATGCTCAAAAAATAATACTTGGACAACATAATGATTTAGAAATAGTACATGATGGGAGTAATTCTGTAATTAGAGAAGTAGGCACAGGAGGTTTATTTTTACAAAGTAATGATTCAATTTTTTTAGGACAAACCAATGGAACTACACAATATATAGAAGCATCATCTACTGATGTAGTTTTAAGAGTTGGTGGTGGGGAAAAATTTAGAGTTAATTCTGGCGGTGCAATACTTGGTGATAATGTTCCTTTAAGAATTGGTAACGGTGTAGTAAGTGGACAAGGTGATTTAGTTTTACGACATGACACAAATAATTCTTATATTGAAGACACTGGAACTGGTGCTTTAATCTTTAAAAGCAACACTTATTCTTTTAGAAATGCAGCAGATAGTGAGCAAATTGCTGTATTTAATGAAGGTGGTCATGTTGCCTTATATCATGCCAATTCTCCACGTCTTTTCACGCAAAGTTATGGAGTAGCAATAGATGGAGACGCTCTTTTAGTTGCTAATAGCACTGCTAGTGCAAAACGTATAGAAATTAGATATGGTACAAACTTTACAGCTAGATTAGAAGCATCTGCCGTAGGTGTATTCCAAATTCAGGCATATTCAGGGACAGCATGGTATCCAGCAATAGAAGTAAATGCTAATGGAACTGTTGAAATAAATCATTCAAGTAACGCTACAAAAAGATTAGAAACTACTGCATCAGGTGTAAAAGTTACACAATTATTTTTAGCAGATTCAACTAACAGTAACGATAATGCTGTTATTTTTGGCGATCAGTCAGATATGAGGATTTACCATGATGGAAATAGTGGTGTTTTACAAAATGATACTGGAGCAATAATTTTACAAAATGGAGCTAGTAATGCAAATGGTATTTTTATAAAAGCAAAAGCTGGCGAGCACGGTATCATCGTAAATCATAATGGTGGTGTGCTTTTATACTACGATGGCGGCAGTACTCCTAAGTTAGAAACAGTTAATACAGGAGTTACTATAAGAACAAGTAATTCCAATCCTGTTCTTAGTACTTGGGAAACTACAAGCGGATTAATTTTAGATGGTTCTTTTGCTGCTGGCATAGCGTTTAAAGATGGAACATCTGGCGGTGCAACAATGTTTGTTCACTCTAGTGGCTTACAATGGGCATTAAGAATGGCTGCTGCTGGCGGAACACCAGAAAATGCAATTACAGCAGACAGAAATGCTGCTGTTAAATTACACTTTGATGGTTCTCCTAAATTAGAAACAACTGGTAGTGGCTGTGCAATAGATGGTAATCTACACCTTAATTTTTCAAATAACAAAATAGAATTGAACTCTAGCGATGGATCTATTGAGATAAGACGTGCTGCTGGTGATCCATTTATTGATTTTAAAATTAATAACGTAGACAATGAAGCCAGACTTGTATTGCTTTCAGGTCAGAATAATAAAATTGAAAGTACAACAGGTTATTTTGTAGGGGATTATACTGCGGGCAGTAATGTCAAATATTTTTCTGCTGGCAATTCACAAGATTTGCAGTTGTACCATGACGGTGGCCATAGTGTTATAAAAAACAATACACAGAATTTATACTATGTAACTCAGCACACTCATGTTTTTCAAAATCTTAATGCTGTTATTAATGCACAATTTGAAAGCAATGGAAGATGTCTTTTAACTCATGCTGGCGCTCATTGTTTTCAAACAACTGCCAAAGGAGTTCTTGTTTTAGGCCAAAACACAAATCCATTTGGTACCGCTTGGAATACAGATTGTGCTGTAAATATAAATGGTGCACATGGCGGTGGTATATCAATAACTGATGGAACAACTGGTGGAGTAATACAGGCCGTAACAAATGCAGGTTTAGATTATTATTTAAGGTTTGGTGCTGTTAATGGTACGCCTTTAAATGTTATATACGCAAGGCGTGGTGGTCGTATCGCGTTTTTCCACACTTTATCTGGTGTTGCTACAGAACAATTTGCTACAAGTCAATTTGGAATACAAGTTAGACACCCTAACGGCACAACAACCAATAGAAACCCTGCATATGGTACAGCTTTAATTGATGGTACTCAGTCTAATCCTGTACTAAAATCTTATAATCTTGGTGTTACAGATCATGGCACAGGAGATTATGAAGTAACTTTTGCAAATCATGGCGGTACTCACACCGTATCTGTATTTGGTAATTCTTTTAACAATTTTATCCCTAATGATGGTCATGGTAATATTTATGTAACCAGTGAGAGTGCAACACAAGTAAGATTTATAATATGTAGAGAGGTTTCATCAGGCCACAGAATGGATAAAACTAGATTATCCGTTGCAATTTTTAGTAGTTAATTATGAAAGTTTTAGTTTACAACAATCCTGAAACAGGACATTTATCAATTATGTATCCAAACGAATGGTTTACAATGGAACAATGCAAAGAAAGAGTCCCAGATGGTGTTACAAGTTATGAAATTGACAGCTCAGAACTACCAGCAAATAGAAATTTTAGAGATGCTTGGGTATATTCAGAATAAATTATGCCAGTAAACATTGACATGGCGAAAGCCAAAAATATTCACAAAGAACATATTAGGCGTTGTCGTGAAACAAAATTTAAAACTTTAGATGTTGAATTTAATAAAGCTTTAGAAACTGGTGCGTCAACAACAGATATTGTTGCCAAAAAACAAGCATTGAGAGATGCACCTGCTGATAGTGCTATTGAAGCTGCAAAAACTGATGAAGAACTTGCATCTCAATGGAATACTGACTTGTTGGGTTCTTCCCCCTATTCATAAAGTAATCCCATGCTACATTAAAGGATAATTAATAATTTTTTATGGCTGACATCTCACTCACAGATTACGAAGAGTTGCAACACGCAAAAGCAAAACTTCAACAGGAATACTCTGATCTTATGAAGAAAAAAGCCGAAATTGAGACAGAAATGATAGAGCTACAAGGACAAGAAAAGTATATGATAAAGAAAGATCCATCATTAAGACCTGAATAATCATGGCAACAACTATTACTTGGTCCATAGAAGCTCACAAGCATGAAACTTCTGGAAGTAAATATATAAGCAACTGTTCTTACTTATGCACAGCAACCGAAAGTTCTTATCGTGCAGAGGAAAGAGGCAATGTTGTATTAGACAGACCATCTGATTCGGACATGGTTGCATATGACACTTTTCTTGGATCGGGAGATGCAAACCTAGTATCTGCTGTAAAAGCTAAATTGGGGGATACAAAAGTAGCTGAAGTGGAAAAAACAGTTACAGATCAATTAGCACTTATAAAAACTCCTACTCATGTATGGACAAGTGGCCCTACTGCTAGTTAGCTTTTTCTGTCAGTTGTTTCGTCATTAATCCCGTTATCAAATATAGAGGTGCAATGGTTGGTATTATAAGCAACATAGATATAATGAGACTATGACTTATTGCTCGGAGGATAGCTTCTTTCACCATGTTTCAAAAAATAGCTAATGTTTTATCAATTATCTCATTTTTAATGGTGAGTTCAATGTCTGTCGGTGCTTTTCTTGCTATTCGTTACATGAGGTCACCTGAATTTGAAAGAACTTTAAAAAATAAACTTATGGGCGATTTAAAAGAAAAAATGGTTGAAGAAATACCAAAACAGCTACCCAAATTTACTGGTCCATCTATGCCGATTATAAAATGAATTGTTACTGGTGCGATACAGAGCTAATTATAGGTGGTGACATTGATATTGAAGAAAATATGAATGGTTACCCTGAGTTTTCTGTAATGACTAACTTATCTTGTCCTAAATGCTTTTCAGAAGTAGAAGTATTGAAGAAAAGAGATGCCTACGATTAATGACTTAAAAATACCTGATATATCTATACCAAAAATAGATATTCCAACAATAAATATACCAATTAGTTCTCCATATCAAGTTTTAAACGTACCACTGCCATCATTAAAATTACCTGGTTGTGTTAGGTATCACAGAGATGCTAGTCCGAAAAATACTGCTCTGTATGATGACGACCCAAGGGGTACTACTATTTCATGTCCTTATGGTTCGATGCCTACATTCCAGCCATTGTTGTATGACAAAAGAAAAATAACAATTATTGAAGGTAAGAAGGAAGATAAGAAGGTAAATAATGATGAGCAACCTAAATACGAACAAAAGGAACCAAAATTACCTGAAGAAAAAGATGAAGAGTTTTTTATAAAATGTCCAGGAGACAAAGATCAAAGAGTGGGAGACTTTCGTAACGATAAAAAACTGGAACGTGTTGTCGGCCATAAACTGTCTGATAATAAGAAAGAGTGCATAACGCTTTATGAAGACACGAAGTTCATCGACCAGTATCTTCCTTCAGCCAAAGATGCTGCTACTGCTGCTGGCATTGCTTTGGTTGCTGCTACCACTCCACTTTTGCTTAATGCTGTAAAACCTTTAGTAAAACAACTGATAAAAAAGCTGACGAAAAAGAGGAATGATTGAAGAATTTATTACTTATAAAGGATTTGTATATAAAAAAGTAGGTGTAATGGATTCTATTATTAAACAATGCCCTAACTGCAATAAACAGTTTTTCACGAAAGAACAGAGAAAAAAATATTGCAACAATCTATGTAAAACACAGTATTGGAGAAAAAATAACATTGTTACGGAACGAAAACAAAGTTAGAGTGACGTCACTTTTATGCTAGAGTAACAGGGCAATCAATAATTTCATTCTTATGAGACACAAATTCCAAAACAGAACTGAAAACACTCTTGAAAAAGATGACAGGATGTATTTTCATTTCGATCAATTTGACAGAGAAATTTCTGTAGATTTTCATTCTAGAAATGATGTATCAAGTTATTCAATGCCTCTTGATAAATTCATTAGTTCATTACAAATATCTATTGAAGATTTTGATAAAACTGAGCTAGAAGTAATGAAAACAATTGCCACTGTCTTGTTTGGTCAAATAAAAAAAATCGAGAGCAAAACTGAACAAGAAGTCACTATTTAATTATGAAAACAAATTTACTTATTAATAATCTGGTTAAAATTGAAAGAAACCAAGATTATTCAGATGTCAAAATTAGTATTGAAACTATAGACAAAAAAAAAGCCTTAGAGTATCTAGATAAGAATTTTAAATTTAATAGATCAATCACAAGACGATCTATAGAAAATTATGCCAATCAAATGAGAAATGGAGATTGGGTCTTATCTTGGGATGCTATAGCTTTTAATACAAAAGGCGAACTTATCAATGGTCAACATCGTTTAAGTGGCCTTGTTGAGGCTAATGCAAATTGTGAATTTTTTGTTATTAGAGATTTACCTCATAAAACAGCACAATATTCTGATAATGGTAGAAAACGAACCCAATCAGAACGTATTACTATTGCTGGCACTCCCATGCACTCAAAATCTTGTAGTGCTATAAAAAATGCTTTTACAGATTTTAAAGGTAAAGGATTAGGTCAAGCCTTGTATGCACATACACGATTTGATGCTGATATTTCAAAGATTTATAAAAGGCACAGTAAGTTTTTTGAACTTTTAGAAGATAGAGGTTATGTAAAAAACAAGCAAGCTACTGTATTTTTAATTTCAGCAGCCTTTAAGATTTTTTTAGAACTTACAACTCCAGAACACAAACATAGTTGGGAAGAGGCTTTTAATAGGGCTACATTCTTTATGCAACTTGTTTATCATGGTTATTCAGACGAATACATGATAGATAATGAAACTGACTTATCACCATTAAAGTTAAAAGAATTTTTAGAAACTCGAAAATCTAGAAATCTAAGCACAGCAGATATGAAAACTTTTAAAGCCTATATAATTACAGCACATCAATTTATGCTGTATAAGGTCAACAAAGTTTTAAGGGTTGATAGACAACATACTATTGATCCATTTCCATCTGTAGATACTTATAAAGCGACAAATGACCTTTGTAAATCTCATACAGATTAAATAGCTTTATAATTTAATTAACAACTAATCAACAATGAATCAGAATCTACAACGATTATCAGTGCAGATTACAAAACATCAATACAACTTATTGAAGCATCATACTAAACCAGGTACTTCTATCTCTTCTCTCGTAAGAGATGCTCTTGATGATTTTTTTAGTGAAGCGGACCAAACTCTTGGCGAACAAGCTATTGAAAATGTTAAATATGAAGAGTATGAAAGATACATGGCTGCTCAACAAGCAGCAGGTATTAAAGAACCAGCAATAGCTGATGCAAGTTCTATTTTTTGAATTGCTGCTATACTAAATGTGATTCATCCAAGAATCCCATTGCACACTAAAATAGGTAAGATGTTTGGAAAGGTCTTACCTATTTTTTTTGTTTTGTTGTAAAATAATAAAACCCTATTCGCTAAGGCAATGGATAGGGCGTCTAGGTAGGCAAGTTAATACCCGTGCTTGTCTACTGCTCTAATTTATGAGTGTGCGGTAATACCTGACCTTTCTTTTCTACAATCTCTATATCTTTGCATAAATTATAGTAAGGACTTGATTTTGAAAATTGGATTCCAGCAATTTTCTTTTCTCCGCAATGACGTAATCTTGCCATATGCCAATCCAGCTCAAGATTTTTTAGCTTTTGTTTGTTTATATCATTCTGTACTTGAGCTGCCTCCTTGCACTGTTTTGTATATTGACGATCTAATGGGATACTAAAATTTAATGTGATTCCTGTACCAAGTGCATAGCTATCTTTGTTTGTACCAGAATAATTTAATTGTTCAAAAAGCACGACTCCTGGATTATCTGGCGTACCATCTCCTATAGGGTTTCCGTCATCATCAAAATCTCCAATAATATCTGTTTCGTCATATACAGGAGTAGTGTAATAATCACGATAGGGTTTGCGATAATTTGAATTAAATGTAGTAAACGGAGTTATGGTCATCATTGCACCTTGACAAACAACACCGCCTCCGTACTGATTGGTAACAAATGCTCCGTTATTATTAACATTCCAATTTTGATTAGTTACACTTCCAGAATTTGATTGACTTACAGAATTAGCTAAAACTCCTGTTGGTAAAAGAGCTATTGAAAGACAGAGGTAGTGGTAACTACGGATTCCGTTTCTATTGTTCGATTTATTGTAGTTACATTTTGCAATCCTGGGCCTGAATATGTTTCTGTAAATTGAAAGGCATCTCCTGATGTGGGATTTGTAAGAGTCCAGTTTGGTTTGGTTGTCAGATCTGCTCCTGTCCATGTATAACTTTGCCCTCCTACTGTTCCTGTAACTTGAGTCGCATCGGGTGAAATATCTCCTGATGCACTAATACCTGATCCTGTAACTGTATATTCGTAACCTGTTTTATAGTCTTTTGAAGTAATGGATTCTGTAATTGATGTTGTTGTATTTGTCGTGCTGGACATCGTACCAGTTGTAAAATTAGGAACGATATTTGCGTTAGCTGGTAAAGCATATATAAAAAACAATAATAGAAGCTTCCGCATAGCTCATTAGTCTACTGTGAGCGTGGTTACGTATTGTCCTGTAGCAGTTGTACCTGATCCACCTGCCGTGACTGTTACGACATGATTATCAACTGTACCTGCAAGTGTACTTGCTGTACCTCCCGAAGTGCTAGTCAAATCTCCAAAAGGTGAAACTTCACCAGTAGTCAAACTTGTTGATATAGTATCGCCTGTTGTGTGTGAAACTGTGAATGTATACGATTCCCCGTCAGTTAATTGACTTGCTGTGATTGGAGTATAAGCATTTACCCCATTAGTCGCTGCTCCCAAACCTCCAAGACTTCCAGCTGTTGTTCCATCTGTAGTCGTAACTCCTGTTCCAGAAATGCTATAAGAATTTCCAATACGATCAGCTGTAGTTCCTGGTGCTGCAACTTCTAATTTAACGGAAGAAGTTATTGAAGATGTTATATCAGCATAAGCTGGTGCGGACACAAGAAAAATGAAAGGTAGTAGTCTTTTCATTTAATACCTACTTTGTTTTTACTATTATCTATTATTTTAGGACCATTGTTGTTACCTGTGCCACTTTTCTTGTTTCCAACTGAGATCCCGTATGAACCGAGTACCCCCGAAACCAGGCCAGCAGTGAAAGCTCCATCAATCCTTACCTTACCCATATATCCAAGAGTCATCATTGATAAACTCCAAGTCAAAATTAAAAATCTAATAGCGTGACCAAAGATTTCACCCCATTCGATGCCTTCCTTTTCTTCTTTCTCTTCAGCCATAAGATTAAGGTTTCTTGTTTAATACTAACAATTTAGCTATGTTTGGAAAAACTAACAAACTATGTCTAAGTTTCTAATTAACATATTTATCAGATTTGGTAAATCTGAATCACTACGCAAAGCTGCTGTAAGTTTACTAAAAGATTTAGCAGACAAGTCTGACAATGATGTTGATGATGCAATCGTCAAGATGATTGAAGAAAAACTGTTTCCAGTAAAATGAAAATTACTAAATTTCTCAACATTGATATAGAACCAGCACCACCAGAGTTGGAACTAGAAATTGAAATGCAATGCAGAGAAATTATGAAAAGTAATAATTTGGATAATATAAAAAGATATTGCACTCATCTTGTTAGAAAAAAATTTGACCAAGATATATTTATGGCTTCACTATTGAATAGATTGATAGAATTAGAAGCTAATCGTGTTGTAGTAGAGACAAGAAAAAGAAAAGCCACTAATCCTATCAAGAAATTTTTTCGTATTCCTTAAGCTCTTCATCTGTAAAATCTCTAATTAATAATTTATCTATTTTATCTATTTCATAATTATATTTTAGTATTGCAGTTCTTATATGTTCTGAAACCCAACGACCTTCAGTATAGACAACTTGAGCTTTACCATTTTCTTTTATAAAAACATAATGGTCTTGACCTTTCATTTGAATATTTAAAAAATTTTTTTCAAGATTTTTACGTCTTATTTCTTTAAGTTTGCGTAATTTTAAGATAGAAGGATTTGGACTTTTACTCATTTTTGATAATCAGAAGGAGGTGGTGTAAGCCAGTAGCGTACACCATTTATTATTTTAAAATGAATATTTAAGTTAGGATCTAATATTAAATATTCGTTTTGCTTATGTTTAGAAGGGTAACTCTTCATTTACCTCTCGTTCAAGCTTTTGTGGATTAATATTGCCAAAGACTCCGTACTGCCCATCCATCGCCTTAGAGTAGATTTGTACACATTGAGTTTTAATTTTCTCTTTTTTGTTGAAGTCATATACTTCACCCTCCTTTGCTTTTTGATCTACTAGGTTTTGTAAATGATCTATGAAATGAGTAACAGAGTCAACAGGAATTGTTAAACTCAAGACCTGTTGGCCTTCGTTAAAACGATCATCACCTATAGACCATTTGATAGGTAATGGTAGTGCTGGATTAAAGTCAGCCATAATTAAAAAAATCTTTTAGTAAATTGTTTAAAAATTGATTAGTAGAGAGATTGTTCGACTTACAATGCTCTCTAAGTAAAGAAGCAAGATCATCATTTGTACGCACCCCAAATACGTTTCTGTTCCAATCTTTCTTGCGTTCTGATCGTCTTTGTTCAAGTTGTTTCATAACCTGTTGACCTGAGAACTCTGCTTCTTCTGTTGTCATTTGTTGTCATCTATCTTTGATATAGCATGACTTAGAAACTCACCATGTCTAGCTTCTGTAATGAATCCTGTAACTCTGGGAACTTTAAACTCCTTGATGAAAGAAGCAGCAATTTCTTTTGCCTTATCAGGATTAGTTTCATTCAACTTTTTAAGTTCAACTTGTATAAGATTCCTAGCTTCAGTTGTGATTGGGGGATTCTTGATAGCTTGCTCTGATACAGGTCCAAGCTTTTGATTAGCTTTAGTAGGTGTTCTACCAGTACCAGGTTCTTTGGGAGGTGCTTGATTTAATGACATAGCATCATCATCGAGTTCAGAACCTATACCATAAGCAGCACCAAGAGCATATCTTCTGGTATATGTAATTGATATACCAAGATCGTGCATAACATTATAACCTTTAAGTTCTTTCAAAGGTAATTTACTTTCAAGTTTTTCATCCTTGAAATATAAGGTGGTGGTCATAACTGTAAGCAACTGATCTGGCCCTAAAGGTACATAATCAAAAGTTTGAGTATGCGAAATACCCAATTCTGCTGCTGGTTGAAGTGCTTTCAAAACATCTTCAAGAGTCGAGTACTTACGTTCAGTAGTTACTCCTTTTCTTGTCTCTTTGGCTACCCCTGTTCTATCAGCAGATTTAACTTTAGATTGAAAGATAGCAAGAGCTTCAGATAAAGTCTGTGGCTTTATCGGTGGTTTTTCTTTTGTGGTCATTAGTAAAAATAGTTTACTGTTCTAATATATTACACATATATATTGTTTACGACAAGGCTGCCTGTAATAATGTGTTGAATTGTTCTGGTGTTAACACAACTCTCCATTCTCCTCCTCTAAACCTGACCATGCTCGCAACAAAGTCTACACCTGCATTTTTTCTTTGTGTCTCAACCTCTCTAGGCTTAACAAGACAGGCTCTATTTTTATCCTTGTAGTCACACACCTGCACTACGCAGTTTGGTATGCCATATATATCTCCAACATCATCTGGTATTCCTGCTGCTAAATTTCTTTTACACTCAAATCCTGTTACCTTAGTCAACACTTCTGCTGCCTCTCTCTCTGCCTTATCTCCTTTTCTTTTATTTGGATTCATCAGACTATATTTAATTGATAAGTTGGAGCAAATAATTCTTGTTGAGATTTATTAGTATCTAATCTATTTTTCACATAATTAAAATATTCTTTATTTAATTCAATACCAGTTGCATTTATATTTAGATCTTTACATACATCAATTACTACTCCTGATCCCATAAATGGATCTATAACAGAACTAGGTTGAAACCACTCAATAAGATTTTTAATTAATTTATATGGTTTTGTCCACGCACCTAGTTTACTGTTCATGTTTCTTGGATATATCAATACACTATTTAATTGCTTTCTTTGCTTTGGCCTGTAAGTTCTCTGTCCTAACTTATCACTGCCAATACAACCATTACCTTTTTTAACAGCTTTAGTATCCTGATATTCCCCAACACTTGCAGATTTTGGCTGACCATATATATAAATATAATCATGTGTAATTCTGGGAAGATCATTACTTACCCATCTACCATCAGCAAAATGCCATATTAATTCTGATCTGGGCTTACCCAATAAATTTTCTACCTGATGTCTGGATTTATGATTACAAAAAGCAATTATGTTTTTTGATAGTTTAAAATTTATTTTATCCCAATCTTGAAAAGGAGGATCAAGTAATGTCAGATCAAATTCACCTAATGAATCAACCATTTCATAACAATCATTATTGTAGATATTTATATTATTCATCCCTGTAAATCTGCAATACGTTTATCTAATTCCTGTATTCGTAAACAATATTGCTCATCAGTTATTTCATGTCTAAACCAGCTATCTCCAAGAGCAGCCACCTCATTATGAATTTTGGTAATTAAATACTTTTTTCTGCGATCAAGTTCCCTGTAAAAACATTTCATCTGAACATACCCCATCTTTTTTTTACTTTAGATTTAAGTTGTTCTTTTTTCTGTCTTGTTACAGATAGAAAACAATCGTCAAGCTCATCAATCAAACCATCAAATTCAGCCACATCTGATATTGCAAGTGACCTTTGAAAGTTAACAATAGATGCTCTAATTAGTTTTAGGTCTCTGCCTGAGACATCAAGAATGTATCTCATAATTAAAAAATAGATAATTGTTCTACAGGAACAGGAAGTTTAGCCTCATCTCCCCATTGATCTGCCATAGCTGATGCAATACCAGTAAAAAATTTACTTCTTTTTTTCTGGACAATAGCTCTATCAACTTTGCCATCTCCCATCCACCATGTTTTTTGTTTTTCTTTTAATGGAAGGTTTTTTGTTTCTTCATAAACATTGTCTGTAGCTTTAAGTAAGGGTAAATTTTTAAGCCATAAACAAGTTCTTTTATATTCTTTATGACCAAATTCATAAGGATGAATCATTTGATCTGCTTCTCTTATATGTGATGAGATAACTGAGACAGGATTCTCAATACATATTCTTTCTATTGGAGCAGCCATTAGTGTTCTTACAAAAGAAAGTGCCTCTGTTCTTAGATGTAAAGGTTTCTTACCTTCAACAAACCAACGAGCAGATGTAGTTGCCAAGTGAGTACAGGGAGGATGTGCAATCATCATTTGCCAACCTTTATTAAGGTGTTCAAGAACATCACCTTTGATATGTTGACCTTTAGATTCTGTATCTAGAATGTCGCAAGACCAAGCATCATGTCCTTTAGCAGCAAAAGCATCTCTGACAATGCCAGAATATTCACAGGCAACCAAAACTTTCACTGCTTAAGCTCTTCCATAAGTTCAGCTATGCTTTCTTCGGTATAACCAAACTCATCTATGAGTTTTTTATATGAAAAGTATTTAACCTTTCCATTTTTAGAAAATAAACCATTCACTAATTCACTTTCATAACTGGGCACAACCCATTTTGGTTTTATTTTTAATTTTTTACAAAAATAATCATCCTCTCTGGGAACAAAATATTCATAGATAGTATCAGAGTCAGGATCATAAAAGATCTGACCTTTGTATGGATTTTTTGGAAAATCTGGCATTTAAAATAACTCCTGTTTTGATTCAAACTTTTCCCATGCTTCTTGCCATGCAGCAAGACATCTTTCAGTAGGCTGTTCATTATTTAAAATACACCTACCTTCATAAGCCCAAATCGTATTGCATACATCTGGGATTATCCCATAGTTTAGTTTCAACATTTCAATGTAACAACCTAACTGTTTATCAGTTAGATAAGGTTCTTTCCAATACATATCAATATCTTCAAGATGAATCATGCCATCTTTACCACGTTTCCTGATGTCATACTTTGAATTACCTTTGGTTTTTAAATCAATTAGTCTGATCTTCTTGGCCTTAGTATCGTATCCAAGTAAATCAAGCTGACCGCCAACTGATTTATCTGGTATAGACATCATAAGTTCCACAGCCATTGGTTCAAAATGTGTGAACAGTTCATGTTCAAGCAATGGACCAACCCATGCTTCATAATCACCTGCATCAATCTCTCCACTGCCGAGCATTGTTTCCTGTAGACATTCATGCACCTTAACTCCTCTAGGCTCCCAGATATACCTGTAAGCTTCAATGTTTTCTTTTGCTTCTTCTGTTAGCTCATTACAGACTTCTGTTGTAGAAAAAGCAAGCCATCTTTGATGTGTCTCATCAAAATATTTATGAGTCTCCTGATCTCTGAAGATAGCGAGTGGTTTTAATAATTCGATAGTTTTCATAATTGACCTTCCATAAGTTCTTTAGCAGTTTTACCCATTTCAGCAAGTGTTGGTGGTAAATCATTATCACTGGCCTTAAAATATCTGGGCTTAAATTCTGGCTCTTCTGGTTTATAGGATTGCTTCAATGGAAATAAATCCTTCCAGCCACCTGCTATAGCGTTCTCAAGAGCTTGTTTTCTATCTTGTGTAGGAAATGACCTTAACTTCTTAAAAATGCGTTCAGCAACGCTTGTAGTGCATGATCCACCTTTTTTCTTTCTGATAGGCCACCATTCAATTAAAAGATCAGCATATTCTTTTAAATCATCAGGTATCTGATTGGTGGTAATTGTAGAAGATGAAAATGGGTCTAGTTCTGTTGAAAATGGATTCTTCTTAGCTTTTCTTCTGGATTCGACATTCATCTTGTCTCTTATCAAGTTTCTGACAACAGCAGATACTTTCAGTTCTGGATTTGTTTTGGAATCAAGCCAAGCAATTTGTTCATGCTCCAAATACAACGTAAGTTTTTCTTTTGGCATAAGTTTATGTCTTTGTATGTAAGTGTATTAATGATTATTTATCTTGTCAACTAAAAATTCTTTTCCTTATACATACATATATGTATTTATATTATATATATTATTATATATATTAATAATAAATATATTTATATATTATATATTCTTTTTCTTTTGGTTCTTTTCTTTTTCTTAAAATCGCCATTCAAGATAGAAAAAAGCCATTCAAGGATCAAAAAAAGCCATTCAAGGATAATGTGATATTATGTTGATATATAAATGCCATTCATTATGAGCCAGAACTTGCAAAGAATTAGTGTCAGTGTTGACAAAGAAGAATACGAAAATTTAAAAAAATTAGTCAGACCTGGTATTTCTATAGGATTTTTAATAAGAGAATCAATACATCAATTTTTAGAAAAAACTAAAAAAAATTAAGTTTTAGAATATTTACCTTTTTCTATAAACCACTCAAATTTATTAATCATCTTTTTACAATTTTGGCAACCTAAAGCTGACCATGATAAATGATATATCCGACCTAAAGAATTACACTCAGGGCATTTAATTAATGCACCTGAGTATCTTTTACATCTTGAGTATCTTGTTATTGGTACAAAATTAGTCATAATTTTCTTCCTCATAAGGAAAGTCTTTTTCTTCTACTTCTTCTTCATCATCTTCTGGAAATAACCAATTAATTTCTGCTTCTTCTCTTTGACTATCTAGTGAAGCCTGATGTTTATACATAAATGAATCACTCATCATCATTATTCCTATAAAATTTATAAGTTGAAGAATCATTATCAACATCTAACCTTATCCAACTATTTGGACATTTAGATAACCACTCATGAAATTCTTCTTCCATTAAACTTGGTTCATAATTCATTATTCATGCTCCATAATCTCAGTAATCTCAGAGTCAGATAACTCAATGTTATGTTCCTCTAAATACTGGTTTTTTAATAACTTAATATATTCTTCTTTAGAATCAGCATAACGGTTATTGTATGCAAATTCTAAGCAAATAATTGATGTATAATATCTACCCATTACTTTCTCCTATCATTGAATTTCTGTCCTCTATAGATAGTTGATCTAAAAATAAATCAATCATAGTATTGGACATTTTATGAATGTATTTATGTTCCCCATATTTATCAGAAAATGTTTGTTGTATTGATAAAAGAAAAGTAATCATATTTCTAATATCATTTAAAGATAGTTTTATAAATCTATCCTCAGGTTGTGGTAATGAATCTTTCATTTAATTCTTGTAATTGGAAAGTACTGGACTTACATAAACAATTAGCTACCTTGTAAAACAATCGTTACCCTATCATTTAATGCCAGTTAATTAATTAGTGATTATCATGAGAATTTCTCATAGCTTTTT